ATGAATATACTGTAGGTATATGTTTTTTTATTCTGAACAAATGTTCTTTTTCTGGATTGACTGAATCAAGTTCATTTTCTAAACAAGCATATGATGGTAACTTTACAATAAACAACATAAAAAATCTTGTGCATTATCAAAAGATTATCAAATCATGGAAAATTACTTGCACAGATTATTCTAATGTTTTGAAAGCGAATTGGGGAGCACATGATCTACAAGGTGACTTTATATTCTTAGATCCTCCATATGACATAAAGGCAAATCTGTATGGGCGTAAAGGAGAACAACACAAAGGATTTAGTCATGATAAGTTTGCAGAAGATATAAAAAAATTAAGAACAAATTTTATGATAACATACAATTCAAACCAAACTATAACCGATTTGTTCGATACCTTCACATTGATGGAATGGGATTTAAAGTACACTATGAGGAGTACAGGTACATACATGAAAGACCAAAAAGAGAGAAAAGAATTACTAATAACCAATTATCCGAATGACAGAGTCATTGGAATGTAATATAATATAAGCTGTGGAATATACTAGAGACTTACAAAAACTATTTTTAGAAATGTTTCTTGCAGACAATGAATCGTTTGTGAGGGCACAGAACATTTTCTTTTATAGACATTATGATGCTGAACTACGTGAAGCGGCTAAGTTTATTCATGAGTATGCACAGGAATATAAGACATTGCCAGAAGTTGAAATGGTTAATGCAAAGACAGGATCAGACTTATTAAGTGCGGCAGATATTGATCCAAAACATTTTGATTGGTTCTTAGATGAGTATGAATCTTTTTCAAGACACAAAGAATTAGAATCAGCAATATTGAAATCTGCAGACTTGTTAGAGAAGGGCGAGTTTGGGCCTGTAGAAGGAATGATCAAGGAGGCTGTGCAAATTGGTTTGACTCGAGATATGGGTACTGACTATTTCGAAGATCCGAAAGCAAGATTACAAGCACTTAAAGATAACAATGGTGTAATGGCAACAGGATGGAAGAACTTTGATAAGAAACTGTTTGGCGGATTCAACAGAGGTGAGTTGAATATATTTGCAGGTGGCTCTGGTGCTGGTAAGAGTTTATTCTTGCAGAACTTGGCTTGTAACTATGTTGAACAAGGATTGAATGCTGTGTATGTAACATTAGAGTTGAGTGAGAACTTGACTGCTATGAGAATAGATGCAATGATGACAGATACAAACACAAGAGACATCTACAAGGACTTAGACACAGTTGATCTTAAAGTTAAGATGAAAGCCAAAGAGTCAGGCAAGTTGCGTATCAAATATATACAATCAGGTAGCACAGCAATTGATGTGAGAGCATACATCAAGGAGTTTGAGATACAACACAATGTTAAGTGTGATGTGATATTGATTGATTACTTAGATTTACTGATGCCAATCAACAAACGTGTATCTCCATCAGACTTGTTTGTGAAAGACAAGTATGTGTCTGAAGAACTTAGAAACTTGGCTGTGGATTTAAATTGTGTTATGATTACTGCTTCGCAGTTGAATAGAGCGTCTGTTGAAGAAATAGAGTTTGATCATTCTCATATCAGTGGCGGACTGTCTAAGATACAAACAGCAGACAATGTGATTGGTATCTTTACAAGTAGAGCAATGAGAGAACGTGGCAAGTATCAAATACAATTTATGAAAACTAGATCAAGTTCTGGTGTTGGACACAAGGTCGATTTAGAATTTAACATTGACACATTAAGAATACATGACTTGGCAGAGGATCAAGAATATCAATCATTTAAGAAACAAGCACCAAGCATATATCAAAATCTAAAAAGAACTTCTACAGTATCAGAAGAACCAAAAGATGAACACAAAGCACAAGGTGATGATGTTGGAAAAGTAAAAGCAAATATTGAGTCATCTAAGATCAAACAGTTGATTGCAAATATGAACAAAGACAATTAGTTGTAAAACTGATCTATCTTTAAACTTTCACATTCAATAACTTCAATATAATCAGAATTGTTTAGATGTTTTATTTTGCCTATACCACGTATAACATCTGTATCTGAATATGAAAATGGTTTGTTAATTGTACAATCCACATAGTAACCGTTGTCTACTCCTAGTGTCACAAAGGTCACATACTTTTTATTTCCACTCTTATACACTCTGCCATTAGCAACTAGGCCAGCAAACTCAATACGATCTAGATACAGTGACCGTGTGTAGAATCCCGGTAGGAATTTATCTGCAGACCACCAACCATACTTTTTGTATTGCCAGGCAGGATCGTCAAACTGATCAGACTTGGACACTGTAACAGGAGTAAGTCCAACACGTTTGGCTTCTGTCTTGTATACCCATTTCTTGTAGGAACCATGACAGTGTTTAAGTGCGGCCGCCCAGAATCCTTTTTGATTGTGTGCTTTCTGATATGCCAATGCCCATATTAGTCTGCCCAAGTTCACTGCGTGGGCCTTGCACAATCCAAAACCGCTCAACTCTTGTAGTGTTGCAAACACTTCGTCTTTGCGTGGATGGTCACCTAGTCTGGTCATGAACTCCATTACACGTTCTTCATTCTTCTTGGCAAATGCTCTGCGATACATGTCTGCTTCGTAGTAGTTGCAACCGATCAACTGTGCTATCTGTATAATGGCATCATCTTCACATACCACAACGTCTGATACTCTGTCAGCAGTCCAGTCGTTGAAGAAAGATGCCTTGCGTCTACCTTGCATGGCCACTGGTCGTATCAATGCTGTGGCAAACACACAATCTCTCATTGATGTTGGTCGTATGGCCCTAAACAACCTTCTCATGGCGGGTGATTCGCCTTGGGTAACTCCCAATACGTCGCCCCGACTCAACAAAGACGAAGTAGCCTCGTCTATCTCTGGATACTCGTATAACTTTGTTATCGGATCTATGTCCAGCAGTTGACTGAGTCCTCTGTTGGCCAGTATGTCCACTTTTAGGTGTTCTAGATCCTCCACTTCGTTTTTGTCCAACAGTATTTGATTTGTTTGTGATATTAAAGATTTTGGTAATTGCCTTGTGAACATTAAGATTCCGCCACAGTGTTTTGATATACATTTCTTTTTGCCTTTCAGTTTGTTTTCTATTCGTTTTGCTTCTTTTGGATCTATACCTAGTGATTCGTAAGTAAACTTCCTGGGCAGTCGTCCCTTATACCCTAATCGTTTTGCCGCTTCTCGCTTGGCTGACTTATCTTTGTACAACACATAATTTGATATACGTGCTGACTTGCCTGGCCAATGTTTGAATATGCGATTCATAACTTCTTCTTGTCGATAGTGAGGATAATCAATATCAACATCCGGTAAGTCGTCTCGCTTGGGATTGAGAAACCGTGCCACAGGAATGTCCCACTGCATTGGGTCAACGTCTGTTATTCCCATTAGGTAACACACTAATGAAGAACCAGCAGAGCCACGTGTCATGTGTGGAATGTCTGTGGTAAGATCTAGGATATCTCTGATCTGACCGAAGTAGTCAACGAATCGTAACGAGAGTATGATCTCCATCTCTTCTGCGAGTCTTTCTTGATACTTTGGTGTTGGAGGGCAGGTGCGTACAAAACGCGAGGTAAGTTTGCCTATCTGGTCTAACGCCTTTGTGTCTTTCATATTGCCTTTGCTTGTGTTTGCCTAATGTTTGATTTGACTCAAACAGTAATAGTATTTACTGCAATACAAAATGTATAATGTAAAGATTGAATTAAATTATTGCCAAGGTCGTCCAGGAGTCAATGGTGTGGCTCCGTCTTGCATCAGTTTACGATCCTCTGCATTGTTTTTGCCTCCTGCAGAATACATCGTAGGCAGTTGTGCTTTCTTGAGTGTAGCACGTTTGCCTTCGCCGGCTCTCTTACTTGCCGCCAAGGCCAATTTTTGTTCTTGTCTTTGTCTTTTATTTGGTAAGTGTGCTATTCCGTTTGAACTCATGTTACTGTGATTGTCGTAAGTGAATTAGAATCTGCCCAAGTTTTTATTATCCAGGCTTTGCTCCATTCGGTTTGAGAAAGAATAACAACTCTGTCTGAAGTGTCTGAACTATCATCGATTGAATCGTTATGCCATATAAGATTCTCATCATACTGTCCTGGACCTATGTATTGTGCTGAAGATGAATCAACCAGGCTCCCATCTGCGGCAGAACTTCCATCATAGGAACTTGAACTATCAAAACCTTCTGCACTATTAGGATCAATTGTTCCTGAAATAGATGATGGTTTTGCAACTAGATAATATTTGGTTGTTTCTGTTGAGTCATATGTTACTGCATCAGTATCACCTGGATATGCGTCAGTCAATGATAACACATTGTTAGAATGTTTTGTAAGATTGAAATACATTTCATTACCTGCAAGTAATGGTGGTCTATAAGATTTTGAATTCAATAAGAATGATCCGCCTTCTTTAATTTGTGCCCACCACACATTATGCGTTCCATTCTCGTCTGATGTGGTCCAAGGCTCGCAAAGTTTCCATCTTAATAAATCTGATCCACCAGCTGTGACTTCATTGTATTTGTACCGTGATGCAACTGCTTCGTTTGAACCTACTTCAAATTTATCTACACATACACCATCAGTCCCTGTAGAGCAAGTTGCAACCAACACATGGTCACCTGTGCTTAGGTCAGCGTCAAATGATAGTGTTGTTGATCCATCTACGTCCGCTTGTGCAACCTGTGATCCATCTAAAGTAAGTGTAACTGTATATGTGGTATCTGTATACGGATTGGCAGAGTCTCCTGCATCTTGGCCTGATTCGCTTAGTTTTGCATCATTGGCCCATGCATGATTCAGTGATGAGAATGTAATTTTGTATGTACTCATTAATTGTTACTCTTCTTACTTATAATGTAAATATTTATGTGAGCGAATTAATACTATCCGGTAAAAATGTAAATGCCCAAAACTTCAATCTGTGGCATCATGCGGTGATTATGCTAGGCGATCAAATAGATAACACCATAGGATTCATAATGAATCAGCAAGTTATGAATATTGATTATACCCAAATAGGAAAAATATATGGCATTAAGACATCATTGCCTAAACAACCTGTGTACTGTGGAGGGCCTGTAGCAACTGAAAAAGTTACAATTATACACACATTGGATTATATGATACCTGGCAGTAACCAAATGAATGATTATTGTGCTATCACATTCAATGAACAGATTGCCAATGACATTGCCTTAGGTAAAGGGCCAGCACACTACAAGATTATGCTAGGATTTTGCTCTTGGCAGCCTGGACAACTAGACAGTGAAATAGATCGTAAGGTTTGGTTAGAAGATGATTATGATGATATTATATGGGCAAACTACAAACGCAAATCAAAAATGTGGCATAGAATTATATCAAGAAATGCCAACGAAGCATCTGATAACTTTCTAAATTCATTAGTGCCATATTAACAACGCCCAACATATTCAAAGTATAAATTAGTGTATGAAAGCACGTGGCAATACTACTTCAGCATACAGAACTCCTGTAAGGAAAAGAACTAGCATTGGTCACAGTATTAGAACAAGACCCAAGAACAAACACAAACGTAGAAATTTTAAAGCTTATCGCGGGCAAGGAAAATCAAGATAATGCAAGTAACAATGATAGGACTAGGGAAACTAGGATTACCAGTTGCGGAAGTAATGTCTGAACACCATGACGTAAAAGGTTATGATGTTGATACCAATATTAGAAACGACAAAATCAAAATTTGTAATTCATTATTCAATGCTTGTAACGATTCAGAAATAATTTTTATTGCTGTGCCTACTCCACATGATCCAGCATATGGAGGTGAAGCACCTTCATCTGAATTGCCTACTAAAGACTTTGATTATCAATATTTGAAAAAGACACTAACACATCTTGTAGAGTATGCTCCTAAAGATGCAATGATAGTAAACATATCAACAGTGCTTCCAGGCACACTGAGACCAATGTTGACTGAACTTGGCATCGGTGATCGATTTGTTTACAATCCTTATCTGATTGCTATGGGTACAGTGACTGAAGACTTTCTTGCTCCAGACATTATGATGTTAGGATTTGATCGTTACCCAACCGAAGAGAATAAAAAGAAAGCAGACAAGTTAGTAGAGTTTTACAAAACAGTGCAAACAAAAAGAATACCACATACTACATTAGGTACATGGGAAGAAGCAGAGTGTATAAAGATATTCCACAACACATATATTTCAGCTAAGGTAGGCATTGCCAATATGATTCAAGATGTAACAAACAAAATTGGACATGCTAATCCAAGTGTGATAGCAGAGTCTCTTAGACATGCAGACAGAATTGTATCAGACAAGTATATGGAGCCAGGTATGGGAGATGGTGGGCCATGTCATCCTAGAGATAATATTGCATTGAGTTGGCTAGCAGAAAAATTAGATCTAGGTTATGATCTATTCAAATCAATCATGCAGGCAAGAGAAATACAAGCAGAAAATGTTGCTAAGGAATTATTAAGTCACAATCTGCCTGTACACATATTAGGTAAATCATTCAAGCCAGAAACTAATCTTACAGACGGGTCAACATCAATGTTAGTAGGACACTATGTTGAAAAAGCAGGACAAAAAGTAATGTATGATCAATACAGTGTTTCTCCTGCAGTGTATCTGTTAGCACATCCAGTTGACTATTCAGCAGGCAACTTTGCAGAAGGATCTGTAGTTGTCGACATGTACAGAAAATACAATACATTCTACGATAAAATTAAAGTTGTACACTACGGAAGAAAGTAATGCCTAGATGGTATTATAATCTTGCTGTATCAGGTTGTTCGTACACACAAGGAGAGTTCTCACATGTGGGTGATGAATACAAGATTACACATAGAGGTCTATCTTTTTATTTAGAGTCGAACCTTTACCAAACAATTAATGTAGGACAAAACGGATTAAGCAATCGTAATGCTGTGAAGAATCTGACGCCTCTGGCGAATATGAATGTCCTGCATTTTTTATTGGTTAAGACCGATCCAATCAGAGATCTATTAATCAATCAATTAGAGGCAAAAGATGACAACATAGATGAACAACAATGGAAGATGTGGATGTCTTGGTGGAACAAACATCATGATTGGCAGCAACTAGCAGACGATTACGATGTATGGTTGGCAAATGAAATACGCGAAAACTTTCCAGGACAAGACTTTTGGGTGGTGGGTGGACTGAGCAGTTTGAATCCTAACCCATATAAAGCATGTGGGATCAAGGTGTTATGGCCATCATGGATTAATCAGTTTACCGCGGAGGCCGCTGACTCCCAATGGGAGGATGTTGAATGGTTAGTAAACACGCTCGACGGGCAAGATAAAAACCAAACTGTGAAGGTAATGGACGCTGTCATGAAGAAAAATACAGCACGTGACGATCACGAATGGTTTGCTCGTGACGGACAGCATCCTGATCGCGATGCACACAAACTGTTGTATGATGAAGTAGTGAAACGTATATTTGAAAAGGACGAATGAGCCACTGAGTTTGATCCTAACCCAGTGACCCTGGAGTGATGATTATAAGTTCGATAATACGAAAAACGTAAATCCTGATAATGCTGATGTTCCTGCCAATAAGCCAATATCAAATGAGTGCGTTTTCATATATCTGTATTCTTTTATAGCATAATATTTTGCTATTCTTTTTGCTTTTTCAGTTGTCATGTCTAGTCAGTCTTCTATTCTCTGTGCGGATGCCTGTCTCATCCTCTTGTTAGTAATTGTTATTCTGAGTTTTAGTAATGCCCTCACTTGTAATTATACACACTTATAAGTTATTGTCTAGTTAAAGTCTCTTTTTGTCTCAGGAATCCTCTGCAAGAATTGCTCACATCTTTATTTGACAAAAATTAAATGCTATGTTAATATTATAATAACTTTTAATCCATACGGAGAAACAAAATGGAAGGTAATAAAATTCCACAAGTAACTTTTAAGTGCAGGGTAGATAGTGATTGGCAAGACGTAACCACTCAAGATTTGTTCGCTGGTAAAAAGGTTGGCATATTTTCTTTGCCGGGTGCCTTTACTCCTACCTGTTCATCAACTCACTTACCAGGTTATGAAGCATACTATGACGCTTTACAGTCAGCAGGACTAGATGAAATATATTGTGTGTCAGTAAATGATGCATTTGTTATGAATGCTTGGTGTAAAGACCAAGACATACAAAAAGTAAAAGTGATACCAGATGGTAATCTTGAGTTTACAGAAGGTATGGGCATGTCCACAACGTTCAAGAACAGAGGCTTTGGTCAGCGTTCTTGGAGATACTCTGCTGTCATCAACGATGGCGTAGTTGAAAAGATGTGGGTGGAGCCTGGACTAACAGAAGACTCAGGACCAGATCCATTCGAAGTGTCTAATGCAGAAACTATGTTGGAGTATTTGAATTCATGAAAACATTTAAAAAATCAGTTATAGGAATACTATTAATTGTAGCAGTGTTCGTTGTAATAGCACTAATATTCAATTTTGCACAAGGCACACTGTAACATAATGAAGTGGGAAGATATTTGGGTTATCTCCTGTGCGTTGTTGTTTGTGATAGCTGTGATAGCAATAGGGGCATACATATGAAATTTGCCCTCATAGCTCAATTGGTAGAGCAATTGATTTGTAATCAATAGGTTCGCGGTTCAAGTCCGTGTGAGGGCACCATCACCAACCAGCATTAGCAAGAACATAGTCAGCATACATCTTGTGTGCTTGAGGCTTAGGATGACAGGTGTGTCCAGCATAGTGTAATTCATGTTGATGTAGATGATCCCATACTGATGCTACCCGTTCAGTGTGTGCAATAAAATGTTGTTTCCAAGATTGTTGTAGTTCGTTGGGCACATTGGGTTGCAAATACATGTTGTCCAGTTTGTAGGTTGCAACTCCTGACAACCAACCTTGTTCAGCAACAGACTCTCCAGCCACAACATCAATCCAAGGCACGCCAGTCACATGGTCTCTGTCATAGGATCTTGTCATGTTACGACCAAACCAAAAGTGTATGTTGGGTCTCATCTTGACCAATTGTTGCAGTCTTTGATATATGTCTGCTTCTTCTGTGTGTAATATTGCTACTGGGTCTGGTGTGAGTGTGTGATACTTGCCTGCTCGCCCTGCTTCGGTCAACACCACACAGATGTACACATGATCATACTGTGACAAAAAACTGTCAGCATCCGGACAACACCACCATTCAGATTCAACAAGTATGGTATCATTGCAGGATCCTCTGGTGGAGGCTTCGAACCAATCAGCTGACAGTGCATCAGCTAGATGTCTACCCCAGCAGTGAGTCAGTCTTGCGTCACGATACAGACTGCGATGTTGTGACCATTCCACTGAGCGTCTGTATGCATGTGATCCTAAGTCACCCAGACAGTCGCCATATGACCATGAGTCACCTATGGTAATCACAAGATTTTGTTTGTTGCACATATGATATAGGTGACAGTCACCATCAGGTTTGTGTTTCAACTTTGCATCTATCACTCCTGTTCGTTGTGCCATATCGTTACTTAATGGTGATCGGAGTGATATACATAACTGTATGGAACTAATTACCACAGGCTGTTCTTTTTCAGATCCGGTCACACCCCGACCACTGCACACATGGCCAGGACAACTGGAGCAGATGATTGGTGCTGAATCAGCTGTGCATCTTGGCCGGCAGAGTCAAGGCAATGGTTTGATTGCTAGAAGACTGATTCATCATGTGGCACACAGACAGGATCACGATAACCTGTTGGTTGGTATCATGTGGAGTGGCACTGATCGGACACAATCATACACTTCAGAGCACAATACAGACTGTGTGAGATTCGAAGGTAAAGACTGTGGCGGCTATGTGTCGCAATCCAAGGGTTACTATCAAACACACAACGAAGACCCAGACTCGGGCGGATGGCTCATGCACAATCCACACTGGCCACAGTCGGCCAACCACTATCGCACATGGGATCCTGTACAGGGAGTGATAGAAACATTTGAATGGATACTGTACACTCAGCTGATCATGCAACAGCACCACATCCGATACTTCATGATGTGCTACATGGATCAGGTGTTGACGCATCGTGATCATCCTGCTGTACAGCATCTGAATCAGCAGATTGACTGGGATCAATGGGTATCCACACAGGGTTGTTGGGAATGGTGTGGTTGTGAACCTGATCATCCCACTCAAGCACAACACACAGCATACTGTGAACAGGTGATTGTGCCATGGTTGCGTGATAGGAAGTATGCATGAAGGATACAGAATTTTGGATGCCAGGCTACACAGATCCCAGCAAGGACATACTGGGCACTGGTGATGGGCAAAAAGGCCTGCGTGATCGTGCTCTCAAGTATGTGACTCAGTGGCGAACCTGTGTGGATGTGGGTGCCAATGTGGGCATGTGGACACGTTTTCTGCAGAAAGACTTTGAACGAGTGGTGTGTTTTGAACCCAATCCCATATTCACACGTTGTTGGCATCGCAACATCGAACCCAATTCCAATGCTGTACTGCATGAACAGGGCCTGTCACACACCAAACACACAGTGAACTACCTGCCCAATCGCACACAGAACCTGTCACGCGAAGACACTCAAGGCAACATACAGTTGTGTACACTGGACTCTCACGCACTGCTGGATGTGGACTTTGTGAAGATTGATGTGGATGGCTATGAAGATCGTGTGCTGAGAGGTGCCATCAACACCATTCAGAGATGTAGACCCGTGATCAACATCGAAATGAAGACTGCCAAACGTCAACAGATCTGTGATACATCAAGGAAAATACTGCAAGGATTACACTATGCTCGCCAAGAACGCAACAAGTCAGATGAAGTGTGGTGTTACCAATCAGGCTAGAGAACTGCCATCACGTCGAGCAGAGCGACGCCGTTCCGCTTTTGCGATTTTTTTATGACCATGTCCAGTCTTGTTTGGTGTACACGCCATCGGACAGTTGCCAATTGTGCTGAGCAAAGTCAGGCGTGGCAAACTCATATGTGGAAATATCATTGGAAGTCTCTGTGTTGGTCAGCACACAGTC